CTTTAGCGGCAAGGTTCATAAGTGACCGTTGCGCGTCTAGGTTGTTTGGGCCAAGTGTGATGCAGCGCACGGGAAACAACATTTTTACAATGTTGAAGTTAAACGCTTCGAATGTCGGTGCGTCTATAAATACGCATGGCGGCACTAGGTTGCGCGGGTCGTTGACTACTTGTAGACCGCTAACGGCGCTGAGCGTACTAACTAAGTCGTCTAGAGCCTCGTTAAACAGGTCTGTAAAGGTCACAGGCACGAGTTATGCCACTTGCGGTCTGTCAATGCCAAGCAGTTGTTTAATCACGCCAGATAAGCCCGTGACGGTTACCGCGCCACCATCGCCAAAACTAGCAAATTGGTCAATGCTGCCACGCTGTCTATATAACATTCCCCCATATTGGATACAACCGAGCGTTACGTCACCACTCGGGCTAGTTGACGGAATATCTATCCAGCCTGACTCTTGCCTGCGGCGAAACGCAAAAGCGTTTGCAGCTGCCGCGCATTGTGTCAAGAATGTGGTATCGGCTGCTGTAGCGGTACCAATGCCTAACCAGTCTTCAATTTGGGTAGCCGTAATCCAAGTGCAAACTGGCGCGTAGGTAAGCGTGCCGGTGGCTGGGCCGCGCTCGACATCTGCCGCCGTTAAAGCAAACAAGACTTGGTTTTGTATCGGCAAGTCGTAGTTATAAAGCAGGTCGCCGTATTCATCTACGCCTAAGTAATAGAACTGCGGGCAAGCATAAACAGTGCGCGTGCCGTTGAATGTTGCGTCAACGGCCGCGACTGTGATGCTGTCGCCGGGCTGTACCAGCGCGTTAGTGAGCAGTTGCAATACGCCGTAGTTATCGGCAATTTGCTTGTGCGTGATTGTGTAAACCGCCATGGCGGTGGCCCGCCTTTCGGGTTAAGCGTTGACGATTTTTACAAACTTGGTTGCGTCGGCCATGAAGACTGCGGCGTAACCACGGAATGCGATAGTGCGGCCAAGCGTGCTAGGCACGTCTACCGAAATAGCGCCTTTCATTTGTTCGTAAAACTCGAAGCCCGCAGCTGGGCCAGCGGCGTGGCCAACGATGCCCGACAATGTACCGGTGGTGGTTCCGCCAGCCATGTTCTTGTCAACTACGAGAGTCAAACCAAGTGGGTTACCGTTCCAAGATACTGCCGACGATGTGCCGTAAGCGTTGTACCCGCCGAGACCGGGTGCGCCCACAAACGGGAAAACCGGGGAGTTTGAACCGTCCACGGCCATTCCTAATTTTGCCCAAGTCACTGGTGACACCACATAATGAGTTGGCAAATAGTTACTTGAGTTTGAGATTTGGTAAGCCGCACCGTAGATTGCCTCGACAATGTCGGCACCGCTAAAGCTCGTAAGCGTTTCGGTTTGTGTGGTCTGTGCTACCAACTGGTCTACTGCGTAGTTGTCGGTTGCTTGGCCGTAGGCGATAGCCAACTGCTCAAGAATGATGTTGACAGACGCGGGGTCACTCCACGAAATATCTTGTTCGGACACGGTCACATAGGTACCGAACGTGAGCTTGCTAATGTCCGTGTTCGACACGGTCACAGTTGACGGGTCAAGTGGGTTCAGCTGGCCGGTTGGCTGCTGAGTCACTACTGGGCGGGTCACAATTTTTGGACGGCGGAATGTTGCGCCAGCGGTCGGCATCGCCTTAGTCCCGATGGCACTGACAAAAGGTCTAATGGGGTTCAGCGAGTCGTACACGCCGCCAGTAATAATTTCTGGCAAGATACCCGGTGTATCGGCAGTAGTAATATCTGGCGCAGCTGCTTTAATGCGTGCGTTCATTTCAGCAAAAACGCTGCCGCCAATTGACATAGCTGCAATGTATTCGCTGGGTGCTGGCAACTTAAACTGTGGTTTTGCAGTTGCCCACAAAGGCGCTGTAGGTGTTGATGCCTCTACTGCTGGTGCTTGGTTTTCCATGACGGGTGACTCCTCTGGGGTTTCTGTAGTTTCTTCTTCGGTTTCGTTCTCGTCGGTGTCGGGTTCCGTCTCTACTGATGTTATATCAGACTGCGCAGCAATTTGGTGGATTTTCGCATCGGCAAACGCTCCTTCGGACACCATGCTGAGCTCTGACCAGATACTTGCCGTGACGTGCATAACGCCGTCTACCATCGTCCACTCTGTAGGTGTAGCGCCAACGCTCACCGAGTCAAGCACGCCATCTTGTGCAAGCGTCAAACTTTCGTCGCCGGCACGAGTGGCCGAGATACGAGCTGCAAACATTACGCCTTCGGGTGTTTCTACGCGCTCGGTCACAATGCCAATGGGCTTAGTCGAGTCGTGGTACTGCATAAGTTTTGGCGCTGGGCCGTCAACTGGCAAACTGCCCGGCAAGAAAAGCACCTCTTGGCCCGTACTGGTACGTGCAGCCACGTTATATGGCGCGGCCAAACCGTAAATTGTGCGCTTGGGTGTAGAGCCTTTAGCGGCCTCGACAGTAAAAGAGCTTGGGGTAAACCTAATCATTTGCATACCTCGGGGTTTCTATTGTTGTTTCTGTTTCTACGTCGGCACCGCCTAGGTAGGACTCGCTTAGGTATTCTTCTACGTCAAACTTAACGTAAGTGCCATGAGGTAGCACGTTGTCACTTGACAAGGTTTCTGCGATGCAGTCAATAAAAGCCTTAGCCCCAAATAGGTAAAGGTCTTCGCGTGCACCGCGGGAAGTCGTGTACTGGTAACTGCCTTGGTCAATACCAGCCAAATAGTTGGGGATATTGGCGGCCCGGCACAGTTCGCGGGCTTGGAAGTCGCGAGACTCGACAAGCAACATTTTATCTGGGGTCGCCGTCGTGGCCTCGTATGTCAAATACTCGTTAAGCGCAGCCGTTTGGTTTGTCATGCGCGCAGCGTTAAACGCAGCTGCCATGTCGGCTAGTTCTTGGCCGCTCAAAGGCTCGCCACCAATTTGGCGCAAAACACCAGCAGGAATAGCACTTTCCGCGTTGCGTCGTGCGCTGGCCTCTAGGCGTAAAGCGGTTGTGATGGCTTCACTTGACGTGTAAAGCAAACCTTGTACCGGGCTAAGAAACTGCACAAGGTTTTCGGACTCGATAGGCAAACCCGAAAAGAAAACTTGGTTTGACGGCCCAAACCATACGGGGCCCGCTTGGTCTTGGGTGGTGACCATTGCAGCTGGTAGGCGCTCAAATGATGCGGGGTAACCGTCGGCCGTCCTAGATTTTATGTACCAGAAGGCTCTGCCCATCATGAATAAATCGTCAAATGTCCAACTTAAAATGAAGTTGTTAGTTACGTTTGGGTCTATACGGGCTAGCCATGCGCGGGGTGCTAGCGGTACTTCTTCCATCTCGTCGCCGTTCCAAATGTCGCGGTACATCTCTAATTTAAGACAACCAATGACGCTGGCCATAAGGTCTCGGGCACGTGAGATAGTCGGAACGCGCATAGCAATTTGGCGCATTTCGCCGTTTGTGTAGGCGTAAAAGTTGTTTATTTGTGACGCGCCAGCGTTACCGCCGGTGCCATAGCCTACGGCGGCTTTTATTTCGGGGTCTTGTGAAGTGCCAACCGCAGCAACTTGTTTGCGTCCAAATAATGCCATGTGGATATCTTGCCATTTTCTCTGTGGGGAAATGTGGATAACCGGCTAAATCCCGACGAGATAGCCGGCCGTCCATAGTCGAGTGTACTACCTAGAAATAACAAGTAAAGGCTTGCCGCTAGAGCTGGGGCGCGACTCTAAAGCGGCGGCCCATACCATGCACCGGGCTAATTCAATGGGCCCGGGCGAACGGGTAGAACTAAGTGCAACGCTGCCTTGGTGTTTAATCATGACGGCGCGCTCGACGTGTTCGGCTAATAGTTTTTCCCCAGTTTGTCCTATGCGGTTTTCCACAATGAGCGAACGTACGGCAAGAGTCCATTTCAGCAACTCGCGGTACCCGACGATGACGCGCCGGCGCTCATGCTTGGGCGGGCAATGGGTTTCAAGTACCGGGGTAATTGCAATACGCAGCTGCGGGCCGCGCTCTACTTCACGGTCAACGCACGCCCACATTTCGGCCATGTTGTCAACGTCAAAAGCGGTAGTAATTATGGTCTTGTTTTCTACGCGCACGGCGCGCACGCCAACATACCGTGCCTCGTCAATGGACTGCTCGATAGCAAGAACACCGCCGGCGGGGACTTCGCCGCTAAATAGGCAGGCTTCCCATAGGCCGTTTTCCAGCCAACCAGAATGTGAGCTTGTCCAAGTGTTGACCGAGCCGCGCAAGAATGCGTTGCGGTTTGGGGCCTTTGCTTCTGCTTCAATAACGCGCATGTCGAGCGTGTGACCAAGTGCGGGGTTTGCGTACTTCCAAGCCTCGGCGGTCATCGGGTCAATGTTGCTAGGCGGGGAAAACTCAGCAAAGTAAAGCGGGCCGTGGTCGCCGGCATCTATGGCTCGGATACCTTGCTCGCGCCAGCGCAACATGGCTTTTGACTCTGGGGTACCAGCTGTAGACCACATAGACATAAGCGGGTTTTTTCTTGCGCGCTGGGACGGTAAAAGTCCTTCATCTATCGCAGCTTCGGAAACGCTCCACACTTCGTCTATGCAAATAAGGTCGGCGCTGTAACCGTGCCCGGCTTGTGGTGTTGCGGCGCGCACCAGCCAAGTGCTGCCGTCTGGCATCTCAAGGTTCATGCGGCCGTATGACCACGAAATCTTGGCATTGAACTTGGCACCAAGAATGGGCGCAAGGTACTTGAAAAGCGCCGTAGATAAGTCGAGTTGGTGACTGCATGTAATGACGGTTTGGGGTTTGCCACGGTTCCCGCCTTGGGTACAAAGCCACCAGCCGATGAGTGCAGCCATGGCCGTGGTCTTGCCGTTCTGTCGCGCAACGCTCACC